CGCATTACGAATTGAGTTTCTTCTTTGCTCTTCCATGTTTAAACCTAGTGGAGTATTTGCTCCAATGTTTAATGGTTCAATACGATCTCTAGTTCCTGCTCTGTAAAAATTTAAACCACCAGGTACTGTTCTTACTGGTAATATAAATCCATCATCTGGAACTAATAAAGGTGGATCAACTTGTTTCTGTGCAGACTTGATTGTAGTCTTAGACATTTCATTTAACATTTTAACATCTGGCAATGCGGTCATTGCAGGAGATCTTCCATAAATTTCGTGTGATGCTTTTAAGTATCTTGGTACTACAAAAGGAAACTCTCTAAATCCAGATACTGATAATTCATCTCCAGAACTTGCATCTAAGTAAACAGATTCAAATGGCATATTCTGTTTGTCTTGTTTCTTAGGATTGAAATCAGATCTTGGATATACTGCGTGAAGTATTTCTATTTCTTCGTATGGATCTTTCTTAGCTATTGTTGCAATGTTAACAGATACATCTCCAAACTTTTGGATTGCTGCTCTTGCAGATAGTTTAAACTTTCTAAATACTGTATCGATTCTACCTTTTTCATTTTCAGCAATAAAGATTTCATTGATGTGTCTTGTTGAGAATTTTAAAATATCTTCATCATCTTCTTCGATAAACATTGCTGCTGTACCAAAAGTAATTAGATCGTGATACAGTTCAAAGATTTCTTGTTGGAAGTTTGATTTGTTAAATGCTGCATACATTGTTTCTGTTGCAGACTCTAACCATTCTTTTGCTTCATCTTCAAATTCCATATCCTCTTCTTTGAATCTTAAAGAGAACCAAGGAGTTGATGGATTAGTTAGCATCCCATGTAACGATGCTGCTAATAATTCTACTGATTGTAATGGAGAAGAATCAAAAATAAGTTCAGTTCTTTTATCTCCTCTTGATCTTGATTTAGTAACATCTGCTTTTCTTGGTTGCATATAATCTGCAACTTCTTGCCAATGCGATTCCCAGTTTTGTCTTTGGGATTTTAAACGATCAAATCGTTTTAATAAATTTTTTGCTAAATCTGTTTGTGCCATATTATCTACCTAATAAACTTGGTTTGCCTAATGTCAAGCTACCAGTTGCACCAGTAACACCTGTCATAACAGTTGGAGATCTACCAATTGCTTTTGCTCTTCTCTTTCTTAAAAGAATATTATCTTCAGCAGCATCTGCTGCTGCACTCTGTGAAACTTCAGCTGTTGTTGGAGAAGTTACTGTTGGAGCTTGTACTACTTGACCGCTTGTTCCTATTGCACCACCACCATCTCCACCTCTAATTTCTCTACCATAAGCATCTCTTGTTCCAGACATTCTATTTTTAGAATATTCAGAATACATTTCATTTTGTTTTTCTACACTTAATTTTTCAAATTGAGATTTATTCATTCCAGCATATAAACTATTTTTTTTACCACCTTCACCTAAAACATAATCTGTAAAAAAATTTCTAGTTCTTATTGCATTTTTTTCTAGTGTTGGAGATAAAATATTAGCTGCAACTTTTGTTCCACCAGGAAACATTCCTCGAACACTTCTTCTTGTGTTATAAGCACCTTGTTCTTGAAATGCTTTTTCTTTTTCTTTTTTAATATCTTGTTCTTTAGTTTTTGAATATTGAGTTGTGATACCAATCTCTCTACTTGTTTTATAGGTGTTATTATTTCCACCACCGCCACCAGATGAACTATTGCTACCCATAATTATTTACCTAATGTTAAAGATGATTTAGTTTCCGACTTAGTTTCTTTTTTTATTTTTAAATCATCTATGTTATTAAATTTTACTTCTTCTTGTAAATATAAAATTTCTTCTTTTTTCTTTTTAAAAATTTCTTTAATCTTCTTAAACATTATGATCCTAATAATTTATTTTTTTTAATTGTTGTGTTGTTATTTGCAAGTAATCCACCAGAGGTAACTACTGTTCCACTTCTACCCATTTTTATTTGAGATTTGCCAATAGAAGCATACTTAACAGGTTTAGATTTTGGTACGATTGTATTTACATTGTTGGTAGTATTTTTTTGTTTAAGTTCTTTAAATGCTTTTTTTACATCTGGTCTTTGCATTAATTTTTTTAACATTTTTGAAAAAGCCATATTATTCTCCTAATAAAGTTTTAAGTTTTGTTTCTTCAGATTCTTGAATACCTAGTGGACCAGTAAGAATAGTTTTCTTTCTACCCATTCTTCTTCTTTCAATCGCAGCTTGTTCCTTTTGGATTCTTGCTTCTTCCTCTGGCGACAGCTCCGCTGAAGGTGGTTCTGGCAAAGGTTGGACAGGTGGTAGTGGTGGCATCTTTGGTTTAAATATTGATCCCATATTAAATTATCCTATATTCATTATCCGCAACACTTTGTGGTGCAGATTGTTTTGCATTAATTTCTTGTAGTCCAACGCACAGATACCTCATGGCATCACAAGCATGGGAACTCCAATCATGCACAGGCTTTGATCTAAACATTCTGTTTTTATCAATATACTTCCTGTGGTAATGTCTTAACGCATCTATTAACTTTTTGCAATGGTCAACATCAATAAAACATCTAGGCAAGGTCATAGTGGTGGCATGGATGCCATCTTCTAGGGGAATCTTAGGAACTACCTTGAACCGCACCCCTAATTGGTAGGCTACCTCTCTTCGGGTTTTGCCATTTGAAAACTCAGTTACTTCAATATCGTGTGGTGCAAAGTGATCTTTGTAGATGTAATCCTTTTCATTTATGACTTGAATGTAGTGTGGTAAGCCTTGACCTCGTTCCTCATAGTAATCAATAATGTTTACTGCTCCTGCTTTCTGTTGAAAGAATATAATCGCAGTATGGTCGGAGACTCCCAAATCCCAAGAAGTGGATACTGGCAAGGAAGGATCATAAGGGACTCGTGCTATCTTCTTGTCATCTTCCATTTTGGCAATCACATCCCCATAAACCGCACCCTCAATATTGGCTATCCAATCACACTCAAACTCTTGTTGGTATTTCTTTTCACCCATTACTTCTTTTGCCTTGATAAGCTCCTCTTCATCTACAATCTTAGTCTCTGATGCTTTTGCCTTGTAGGAGAACCAATCTTCTGCACCTTGTGCGTGTTGAAATAATTCGTAAAAGTTGTTGTTCATTCCTGCTGGAGTACCTATAAAGACACAATACCCTTTACGATCTGATAATGCTGGTCTAATAATTTCTGGGAATAGTTTTGAATTAACATTAGCATACTCATCTATGACACACCCATCTAGGTATATACCCCTTAACCCATCTGAGTTTTCTGCTCCAAGTAATGTTATTCTAGAACCATTAGGTAGATCTACCCTTAGTTCTGTTTCATTGAATTTAGTGTAGGGAATTTTTGCCGTGAACTGTTTCATGTAATCCCAGGCAATACTTTTTGCTTGTTTGAAGGTTGGTGCAATGTAAGCAAATCTTGGGTTCTTCTGATTGGACAGCAATGCTGACCTAATTAAGTGGTTGATCATACATACTGTTTTGCCAAATCTTCTATGGCATACAAGCACATTCCATCTGTATCTGGAGATCTGTTTGTGCAAATAGGATTGGTGTCGTCTTGGTGTATAAGGTATTTTAATATCCATAAGTTCTAGTGAACTGATTTACTAGGCATCTCATAGCTTAACGAGTTATATTCAAATCCTAGTCTATTCATCACATAGATTGTGAATAGTTCAGCTGAATCTGGGTTATCCATACCAAAGAACTTGATTACTACATTGTTTGTTTTCTCTTCAATGTAGCAAACACAATCCATATCTTCTGATGAAAAATAGTTCATATACCACATATAGCTTGTTTAGAATTGTTTTAAAGAAAAATTGTTGCTGTGCAAAACTAACTAACTGTGTGGCTAAGGGAGTCCTCGAGTCCCATGTATATATATATTATAAACGCACCCCACATTTTTGGGGGTATGCCATGCCTTACTTTGAAAAATGTCGATCTATTCTATAAATTATTACTAACGATAACTAAACACTATCAATAGTAATTCCTATAACTCTTTATTATCACTAAACCGATTTATATAAGGTCAGTAATACTGACCGATGTATTTACACACGCAACAGAAATTAAATGCGTTGACTATAAAAATAGTACCTTTAATCACTTATAATATTTTAATCACTTTGAACTTTAATTACTTCAATCACTTTCAAATTTAATCACTTATAATATTTTAATCACTTTCAACTTTAATTTATAGATCCAATGCTTATTGGTCCATTGTATTTAAGCAACACTATTGCATTTATGCAACACTTTATACTGCGTCAATCTGTCAATAATTATTTTTAATTTTATTGTTGCAATATATTATCCATACTGTATAACTTAATTATAAACAAATAAAGAAAGGTAAAACAATGACTAAATTTAAAACATTAATTAACTTTAAAGATAATACAATTATGTATGCAAGAGATCATAAAAAGGCTTTTGAAAATGCAAAATTAAAAGGTTTAAATGATCCAGAAAATTATATGTATATGTATTCAAAAGATACAAAAGACTATTTTAAAAATATTAGTTTTAGAAATTATATATCATTTGAACAATAATAATTAATTGACATTATATACAAATTATATATATTACATTTAAACAACAAAGAAAGGTAAAACAAATGACAAAAGAACAATTACTAAAAATGATTAAAAAAGATCTTATTAAATGGAATAAAACAAAAGATGGTAAGGCATTTAAAAAATGGTTTAACAAAAACAGAAAGGAAAAAAAATAATGAGCAAAGGCGAAAAACTAATATTATTAGTATCTGGCGAGGTATCAATATCACCTAATTTTTTAATGGAAAATCCAAACTTTGTTAGACAAGCTAAAAAATTAATAAGCCAAAAACTAAATTTCTATACAGTAAAAGACAAGCTAGTTAATTGGTGTAAAAATAATTATTAATAATAAATCTATGTACTTGACTTATATATCTAATTTGTATAAGTTGAGTACATAAAACAAAGAAAGGAAAAAAACAAATGAACAACAAACAAAAACAAAAATTAGAAAATAGATTACAAGTTATTTCAAATATACTTGATAACAAAGTAGATCTACAATTAGTAATAGAAATGCAAGAAATACAATTTAAACTTAATAAAGAAAATATTAATTTTAGATTAACAGGCGATAATAAATATTATTATGCCGACCAATGCAAAGAGTTTGAAAACAATTTAAAAAAATTTGGTTATGGACACATCAAAAAAGAAGACATTATAAAAAATGGTGTTTGCTTTAATAACTATTCCATTAATAATGGTTATAATCAATATTGTAGAGATATAAAAAGATTTAACAACAAAGAAGAATTATTAGGTTTTGTTGTTGGATATAATCAAAGCATAATAAACAATAATAATTAATTGACTATTATACAAAATAGATATAATATTAATTAAAAACAGAAAGGAAAAAACAAATGAACAATAACTTTAAACAATGGTTAGATACTTTTATTAGTGAAAAAAATCTTCCAATGGAAGACACTTTCACAATAGAAAAAAATAATAACTTAAACATTATGACTTATAAAACAATTTATGAGCATATGCTTATAGCTAACGATCAAGAACAAAAACAAATTAAAGACATGATTGTTAAAATAGATTTCTTAAATGGTAATGTATTAAAATTTTTTAAACATTTAGGAAACGCAATAGCAAGATAAACAGAAAGGAAAAAAAATGAAAACAATTAAGTTTGAAATAACAAAAGAAAATGGGGAAGAAATCATCTCTTGTTTTACAAATAATAAATGGGATATGCTTTCAAAAAATAAACAACAAAAGTATATTGAAGAAATTAAGGATATTATCAACAAAGGTTATCCGAAAGAAAAAAACCAATAAACTTTAAAAAAGAAAGGAAAAAAAAATGATTACAGTATATGAAAGTTATGATTTTTTAGATGAAATCAAATTAGGATTTGAATTTAATGGTTTTTTTATAACAAACCCATATTATGATGAAACCATGAGATTTGAAGTAGATCCTATTGAATATTATGGAATAACAGAAGAACAAACAAAACTATTTAAAAAATAGAAAGGTAAAACAATGAAAGCAAAAAACTACAAATCAATCACAGAAATATTAGAGAAAAAATATAAAAAGAAATTCTATTTATTCATGGATCTTCAAGATTGTATGAATAGAATTAAACAAAGAAAGGAACAATAACAATGACAAGTATTGATTTTTACTGTTGCGTATTCGTTTTATTCTTAATGATAATAACAATGATAACAATATAGAAAGCGAGGACCT